ATGAAAGAGGAGTATAAAATGGAAAATACTAAAGAACAAATGCTTATATCCGCAGGAGAGCTTATTTTACAGGCTTTTGGAAAAGATCTTCAAGATCCTTCATTAAAGGAAACTCCTAAAAGATTTGCAAAAATGATGTTAGAGCAACTTGAGGGTGAGTTCTATTCTGATTCCGATCTTGTTAGTAAGTTTGGCAAGTGTTTTGAAACAACTGGTCACGGTATTGTAACCTGTACAAATATTCCTGTTTTTAGTCACTGTGAACATCATCTTGCATTGATGTATAATATGAATGTAAGTATTGGATATTATCCAAGAACGAAAGTAATTGGACTTTCGAAGATGGCACGTATTGCGGATATGGTTGCAAAAAGATTTCAAATTCAGGAAAGAATGGGATTTAGCATTCATCGTATTATGTCTGCTATTTTATCGACTGACAATGTAATTGTAATGATTGAAGGAGAACATTCCTGTATGACTGCAAGAGGTATTAAAAAGCCAGGAGCGGTTACAAGAACTTTGCATACTAGTGGCGTTTTTGAAAATCTTGATGAACAACAATCTTTTATTAATTTAGTAAGGAGTAGTAAATAATGAAAATTGATATTATTACATCAGAGTTAAAAGATATGGTATCCAGAGTTGTTAAAGGTGCAAGTTGTGATAAACTTATTCCTTTAACGAATTATATTGGTTTTGAAGTAAAAGATAATGTATTGTGTTTAAGAACTACAGATGGAGCTAATTTTTTAAGTATTTACAAAGATAAAGTAAAAGCTCCAAATATTTCTTGTGTATTGCCTGTTGCAAGTTTTGCTAAACTTGTAAGTAAAACAACAAGTGAGCATATTATTCTTACCATTGAGGAAGGTGTTTTAACTTTTAAAGGTAATGGATATTATCATATTGAGCTTGTACTGGACGAAAATGGGGATATATTGCAATTTCCGGACGTTTCCATAGAAATACCTGAGGATGTTAAAGCGGTACGTGTTAAACAGCCAATTCTTCAGGCGGTTTATGATATTTGCACAGCAAGCTTAGCTAAAACCATTGAAAATCCTGTAATAACTGGATATTATTTCAATGACAGGGTAATGACCACGGATAGCTTGAGGCTTTGCGTATATTCAGTAAATGTTTTTAAAAGACCTGCATTATTGCCAATCGAATTATTGAAATTGTCAACTCTAATTACAGAGGAAGATGTACAGGTATATTTCGTAGATAATGATGTTATCATTAAATCCAAAACGATTGAAATTGCAGGCACACAATTAGAAGATATTGAATCGTATCCTGTAGAAGCTCTTGATGGTTTTTTAGAAACAGAATTTCCTTCTACTTGTACAATTAAAAAATCTTTAGTGCAAGCGGCATTAGACCGTTTAAGTATTTTCGTATCTGAATATGATAAAAATACTATTAAATTGTTGTTTACTAAAACAGGCCTTAAAATGATTTCTTCAAGAACAAAAGCAGAAGAAATTATTCCATATGATGAAAGTGATGATTTTAAAGAATTTGAGTGCTTATTGGACATTGTTCAATTTAAAGAACTTGTAAATACTTTATCCACAGATATTATCACTTTATCCTATGGCACACCAACAGCTATTAAAATGGTAGAAGGTAAAGTCGTTCAAATTTTATCTTCTTTAGACGAGGATATCGATGGCTAAATCTTCTTTAAAAAATTTACTTACTTTAGTAAATGAGGCAAAGAAGCAAAGTCCAGTAGCACAATCTTTTTTACAAGATTATTTGCAGTCCATTGAAAGAACAGCAAATAGTAATAAACGTAAACCTAGTGCTCATTATAAGCCCAGCAGTTTGAATTGTATTCGTAATATGTTTTATCAAATTGTTGAGCAAGAACCTGACAGTTCTATTAAAGAGGCTCCCCTTATCGGTATAGGGGAGTCTGGAACTGATAGGCATGAACATTTACAAAATGCTGTTATTGAAATGAAAAAGAATGGCTTTGCTTGTGAATATTTAGATGTGGCTAAATATGTTGAACAAAAAGAATTACCCGGAATTATTGTAAAAGGTAAACGAGGTATTGAAACACAGCTTTTTAATGAAACTTGGAATATTAGTTTTTTATGCGATGGTATTATTAAATACAGAGGTGAGTTATACATTATAGAGTTTAAGACAGAAGTTTCCCGCAAGTTTGTTACTCGTAATGATGTAGATGAAGACCATAAAAGACAGGCCATTGCATATTCCTTATCTTTAGGACTTGATAAAATTATATTCGTTTATGAAAATAGGGATACTTGCGAAAAGAAATGTTATTTGCTTGAAATAACAGAAAAAATGAAAAAAGATTTAATACAATTAATACAGGATTGTGATGATTATGTGGATGCGAATATAGTACCGCCAAAACCTGTTGGTATTAAAGCTAAAATTTGTCAATACTGTATATATCGTTCACAATGTAGAAAGGATTAGGAAAATGCCTGTTTCATTAGGAAAAAAGTTTGAAGCTTTAATCGCTTCCCAGCTTGATGATTGCGGTGTATGTTTTGACCGTTTTAAAGATGATACAGCAGGGTATAAAGGTATTCGTAATATTTGTGATTTTGTTGTATTTTTTAATGGCTATTTGATTTATATTGAATGTAAAACTATTCATGGTAAAAGTTTTAATTTTAAAAATTTAACTGATAATCAATATAATGGCCTGCAAAATAAGAGTTCTTATAATTCAGTTATTGCGGGTATCTTGTTATGGTTTGTCGACGAGGATTTAACGATATTTGTACCTGCAAGAGTTTTATATATGTTAAAAGAGGTAGATGAACAAAAATCTATCAAAATAAATGATCTTCCTGGTGGCTGTATTGTTTTTAAAGGTAAAAAGAAAAGAACATTTTTTGAATATGATATTAAGCATAATTTACAAAAAATAATAGAGGACAGGATGAAATATGGAAATTGAACAATCTTTAGTTACAGACAGATTAAATTCTATTAATACTAATCAAAGAGCTTTAACACGTCATATTAATTCAATTGTAAAAGAGTGTTGTGGTTCTTTAGATAATTTAATGAATACAATTCGAGAAACGATTTCAAATCCTAATGTAACATTAACAAATGAACAACTTGATTATTTTATTTTAAATTTACCTGCCTTAATGTATTACGCTTATGAAAAGCAAGAACTTGTGGGTATGCGTGAAGATATTGCTAAACAAGAAAAATTACAACGTTATAATGACAGTTATTCAAGTTATGAAGGTACTGCCATAGAACGTAAACAATTAGCTGAATCTGATATTGTTTATGATGTGTTGGTTATAAGTATTTATAGTCGTGCAAGAAAGCAAATTCAGAATAAATTAGATTTAGCGACAGAAATGTTACAAAGTTTGAAAAAGGTCGCCACAAGACGTATTAGTGAAAATGATTTTAATAACCTTAATAATATGGGATATAAGGAGAATTTATAATGTACGATAGCACAATTTTTAACCGTTATATTAATGAAATTGGAGATCCTAAAATTCAAGAAATTGTTGAAGAATGTTTGCAAAAATGCCCTAAAGAATTTTATACAATGCCAGCCTCAACTACAGGTAAATATCACCCGCCTTTTGCTCTTGGTGAAGGTGGATTAGTTCGTCACACATTAGCAGCTTGTTGCTGGGCTAAAGATTTATTGCAGTTAGAGCAATATTCCATTTTATTGCCAAAAGCAGATTATATTCTAGCCGCTTTGATTTTGCATGATAGCGTTAAAAAGGGTTTTGGAAAATCAAAATATACTGTTTTCGAACATCCTATTTATGCAGCGGAACTTGTGACAAATGTTTGTGAACAATTAGCTGAAACTAATGGTTCTAGAAGATATATTGAATGTGGTGCAATTATTAGTCGTTTAATTGCTTCCCATATGGGGCAGTGGAATAGGGTTTTTAACAGTAATGTGACTTTACCAAAACCAAAATCAGACATACAACAATTTGTTCATTTATGTGATTATTTAGCAAGCAGAAAGGGTGATCCTGATGTCTATATTAACAGTAGTGCAGGAAGTGAACAAGAAATTTAAATCTGAAGTTATATTTCAGGGTCGAGTAAAATATGAGCAAAGTAAGAATAAATTAAAATTTACAAGTTGCAGATTAAACTATATGCTTTATGGAGGTTTACCTCGAGGTAAACTGATTGAATTTGCAGGGGAAGAAAACTCCGGAAAAACAACTACAGCCCTTGACGCTGTTGGTAATGCGCAGGTATTGTTTGCACAAGAATATGAAGATGAATTAAAAGCTTTTGAAGAAATTCCAAAGAGAAATAAATCACAAGAAGAAGCATATAAACATTTAAAAGCAAGAGGACCTTTAAAATGTTTATTTGTGGATTGTGAGAATACATTGGACGAAGATTGGGCTGAATTATTAGGAGTAAATGTAGACGAGTTGTGGGTAGTAAAACCAACTAACCAAACGGCAGAACAAGTTTTCGACATTGTACAAAACCTTTTAGAAACAGGGGAATTTGGACTCGCTGTGTTAGATAGTCTTGCAGTATTGATTTCACAGGATGTTTATGAAGAATCCAATGAAAAAAGAAGTTATGGTGGCATTTCAATTCCATTAACAAGATTTACTAAACAGTTAGTTCAAATTTGTTCAAGATTTAATACTACTTTTATTGGTATTAATCAATTAAGGGATAAGATTAATAGTCCTATGGGTGGCAAGGATACTACTGGTGGACGTGCATGGAAACATAATGCAATAATTCGATTATTTTTTAGTAAGGGTAATTTCTTTGATGAAAATGGTAAAGATTTAACAAGAAATACAGAATCCCCCGCAGGTAATTATGTATTGATAAATATGCCAAAAACAAAAGCATGTAGACCTGACCGTCGTGTTGGTAGTTATACACTTAACTATACTTTTGGAATTGATTGGGTATCAGATTTAGTAGACCTTGCAATTAAATTAGGTTACATTGACCAATCCGGAGCATGGTTTAGATTTGTATCAAAAGATGGCGAAATTTTAACTGATGTAGATGGTGAAGAAATTAAATTACAAGGTAGGCAATCTGTTGTTGAATTTTTAGAAGCAGAAGAAAACTTGGATTTCCTTCAAGATTTGGATGATGACATTGCAAAAGCTATTTCCTCTAATGTTCGTTGAAAATAATCATTGACAATGATCCTGTATGATAGTATAATAGTATCATACAGGGGGGGGGCGGTAAATGCCACTATTTGATATTAAAAAGTTAGCTAAAAAAGAACCTACTATTCCAGAAGATATTAAAATACTGATTAAGCGTCGAAGGTTACAATTAATAGTTCATAGTTGCATTTATTACAGGTTAAATGATAATTTAATTTCTGATGCAACTTATGATAAATGGGCGAGGGAGTTGGCAAAACTTCATCAGAAATATGGTGTAATAAAGATAAATTGTTACGATGAATTTTTTAGTGATTGGGTATATGCACTAGGAAAAACATATTCTGGATTTCAATTACCTATTAATAATTATGAAATTGTAACTTTAGCACAGGACTTGATAAAGGAGTTTAATTCTAATGGACACAAGAAAATATAGCAATTTACAAGAAAAAAGAATTGCTAAAAAGCTTCACGGAAGAAAGCAGTTAAACAGTGGGGCTACTATGTTTCAGAAAGGAGATGTAATTACTGATAAGATATTAATTGAATGTAAAACTAAAGTTAAAGAATCTAAATCTATTTCAATTCAAAAAGATTGGATTGAAAAGTTAAAGGAAGAAGCATTTGCAATGCGTCGTCCTTATTGGGCAATAACATTTAATTTCGGAGATAATGAAGATTACTTTATTATTAATGAAAAACTATTTAAACAATTAATGGAGGGTTTACAAGATGAATAATGATACTGTAATGCGAGTTTTAATATTTATGAATCAGGTGAATGAGGGAGTTTTTGGAGATAGCGAAAGTAACCAAAAAGAAATTATTGAATTTTTAAGTAGTGTTCCAGATTTTGGTGATTTTGTTGAAAAAGAAAAGATCATTGATTGTAATATATCAGCTGTTTTTACAGCGCATGAAACTGGTTTTTCATCTGATGTGGAGGTTAATGGATGTGAACTTGGCATTTTATATGCTATTATGGGAATTGTTATTGATGTTGCAAGACGTCATAAAATTTCACCTTTGGCTTTATGTATGGGTTTAATGTCAATATTACTTAATGATGAAAAGATGACCAAGGATTTAAAAGATAATAAAGAAGATTCTTTATTTGAAATTTTGAAGAAGATGAATAAGGAGTTTATGAATTAAAATGATTTCACTCGCTGTTAAATATAGACCAACAACTTTTAATGACGTAGTAGCTCAAGAGAATATTAAAGCTATTCTTGAACAGCAAATTGTTACAAAAAATCATAAAAATTGTTACTTATTTACTGGCGGTGCTGGCACAGGTAAAACGACCTGTGCTCGCATTTTTGCCAATGAATTAAATGGTGGTAAAGGTAAAGCTATTGAAATTGATGCGGCTTCCAATAATGGCGTTGAAAATGTTCGTAACATTATTGATGACTCTAAACACAAATCTTTAGATGGCGAATTTAAAATTTATATTTTAGACGAAGTTCATATGTTAAGTACAGGCGCATGGAATGCCATGTTAAAACTTTTAGAAGAACCTCCACTAAAAACAATCTTTTTAATGTGTACTACAGACCCACAAAAAATCCCGGCTACAATATTAAGTCGAGTTCAACGATTTGATTTTCATCGTATCCCAACAAATCAAATTGTGGAAAGATTAGATTTAATTCTTCAAAAGGAAAATTATGATCTTGAAGTTAATGCAGGGATTTGTTATGAATGGGATAAAGAGGCATTAGAGTACATCGCTAAAATTGCAGATGGCGGAATGAGAGATGCCATTACATTATTAGATAAATGTTTATCTTATAGTGGGGATATTACCGTTGAAAATGTAGTTAACGCATTAGGGGCAACAGATTATGGTGTAATGTTTGAATTACTGGAATATATATATGAAAAAGACGAGTTTAACATTATAGAAACCATTGAAAATATATATATGGATGGCAAAGATTTAAAACAATTTACACGCCAATTCTTTTTCTTTGTACTTGATTTAGTTAAATATAATATTTGTCATAATTTTGATTATGTTCAAATTCCTAGTTCTTACAGCAAAGAGTGTAAATTAGAAACTGGCAAGAAGCAATTTATAATTGTTTTAACTGGTGAATTGCAAGAACTACTTAATCGTATTAAATGGGAGCAGAATCCAAAGCAATTTATTATTGCAGGGTTGTTGACATTATGATGCAAGAAGAATTAAAAAATACTTTAGATAATTTAACATTTGCAAGATTTATGATTATTTCGGGGGCTAGTTCTATAGCCTCCGAAGATATTGCAGAGTGTATTAGCGCTAGATTGCAAACAGTTTATATTCATTGTGGTAATAAAGTTGATGATGTTCGTAATATTATTTCAATGGCATATAAACAAACAAAACCTATTATGTATGTTTTTAAAGATTGCGATAATATGAGTAATGCAGCTAAAAATGCTTTACTAAAAGTCATTGAAGAACCTCCACAACAGGCTTACTTTGTAATGTTATTGAAAAGTACATCAAATACATTGGCAACTATATTAAGTCGTGGTATGTTAATTTCTTTATTACCATTTCCACCTTCAGAACTTAAAGAATATGCTCTACAAATTCAGCCAAAACTAAAGAATGAAGAATTGACGAAAATTGCAAAAGTCTGTGAAACTCCGGAACAGGTAAAAATGTTATTAAATTATGGTGTTCAGGATTTTTGTGATTATGTTCGTAAGGTTGTTGAAAATATTCCAGAAGTCACAGTTACAAATTGTTTAAAAATAGCAAATCAGATAAACTTTAAAGAAGAGGAAGATAAATATGATCTGGAATTATTTTTAAATACTTATACGAACTATCTTTTAGAATGTTTTATTGATGGGGATTATGATAAAGAACAATTAGATTTTTCAACTCAATCTACTTTGAAATTAAAATCCATTTTGCAGTATAGTGGTATTAATAAAGCCATGGCTTTTAAAAAATGGTTAATTCAGCAATGGGAAATTTTAGGGGGTGAAAATGTTGAATGAAGAAAAAATTGCATTATTAAATGTTGGCGACGAGCTTTATGTTGGAGTTATTTATAAGCAACGAATATTATATCGTCATGCAAAATTTCTTAGTTATGATCCAGAAACAAGAATTTTAAAAGCGCTAGGTGATAAACGTAATAAAAATACAGGAAAGTTAATTTGTAATATAGAACATAAATTTCCTTTAGATAAAATCGTTTTATTAGGTGTTCAGGGAATCACTATATTCGCAGATGAAAATTATTATGAAAAAGAATAAAATACGTCAGATATATCGGGATATTATTAAGAAAAATATTCGCATTTGCAGGTGTGGGAAATTGACACGCCTGCAAATAATATTTATTGGGAATGTAAAATATCGTCAATATGTATGTCATAAATGCGGATTAATATATCAAGTGAGGTACGATAAGAAATGAATATAGCTGAATTAAAAACACAAATCAAATCGAATGAATTAGATAATGTGTATATTTTTATTGGTGAAGAAATTTATATTCGAAATGTTTATATAGATAATATTGCAGATTTAGGTTATTTAAAACAGGAAATGCCAACAGTGGCAGATGTTTTTAAAAAATTAGGGGCTAATAAACTAATAAACAAGCCTGTATTATATGTTATTAGAGATGATACGGACTTTATAAAACAGGATATTGTTGTATGGCAACGGTTAGAGGCTTTGTGTACTTCCGGAGCCTGTAAAGTAATACTCGTTTATAACACATTAGATAAACGAAGTAAATTTTATAAACATTATGAAGATACTATAGTTAATTTTGAAAAATTATCGGAGCCTATTTTAATTAAGTATATTCAAAAAGATTCCGATTTAGATACAGCACAGGCAAAAGATTTAATTAAAAGATGTTCTTCAAACTATACATTATGTTTATTAGAACTAGATAAATTAAAAATGCTGGCACAAGTAAATAATACAACAATTAGTAAGCTATATAATAAAGCTGTTAATGATGGGGTATTAATTGCACTACCTACAGCCGAGCTACAATTATATATTAATGCAGTTTTAGAACGTGATTTTGCCAAGGCTATTGAAATTTCTAAAATGTTAGATGAAAAGACAGATCCACCTCTAAAAGTATTAGCCTTTTTATACAATACTTTTGAAGCACTATTCTCCGTTGTAGCATATGAGTCCGGTTATAGTTTCAAAAAAAATGAGTCCGGTGTGAATTTTTGGGCTGTAAAAAATGCTGAAATTTTTAGTTTTAAATGGCAAATTGCCGATGTTCGAGGTGTTATGGATTATATTCAAAGTGTTGAAAGTGGAATAAAGATGGGCATTGTATTCGCCGAAACAGCCATGGATAATTTAGCCGTTCTATTTATGACAATACAATTAGGATTAGAAATTCGAAATTCTAAATGAAGTATTTGTGAAATTTAATTGCGAATTGTTTTCCTGATGTTCAATCGAAAAGAATGTATTGTAAATTTTGTAAGTGCAAAAGGGCAGCATTATATCCACAAGGGCAGCAATTGATTTTTTGGGGGCAGCATCATGATTAAAAATATCACTCACTGCTTGCGGTGTGGTAAACCATTGAAAGATAGCATTTCAAGACAAAGAGGATACGGTGCTGAATGTTATAAAATCATAACTAGGAATCGTTCCTATAAGAATTATAATTTATTGAGGATTGGTGAACAAAATGGAAATAGTGGCAAAAAGGATTTACAGGGAAATTGAAAATATTCTTATTAGAAATAATAAAGTTCCTAATAATGTAAATCAAAAAGCAAATAATATTTTTAAATGTGTACAAGCATTAAAGAGTTATTGTCAACAACACAGCGATTTACATTATAACCTAATAGTTGAATATTACGAAACTCCTTTTACTATTAATCGTGACCAAAAATTAAAACAATTTGCTGATAAATACAGTATTAATATTAGTCACGTTTACTTAATAAGAAGAGAGATTCTTTTGCGGTTTTTGGTAATGCTACAACAAAAAAAACTTTATACAATACCAGTCGAAAATGCTTGACTAGTATTTAATTTTATGGTATACTTTAGTTACAAATAAAAAAGGGGGTGTATATCATAAAAAAATTTCAATTATTAAAATGGACTGCCGAGGTTAGGGAAAAAGAACTGCAATTTCTGTTTTTTAATGGCCATAGCGTTGATTTGTTAGACGACTCTAACCCCACTGTAATATTCGAAACTGAGTCCGAAAGCGAAGCCTATAATTATTTAGAAAAAGAAAGCGAATTGCTTTGCATTCATATTTTTAACCACTGCGGTTTAAAGTTCGCCAATGTTGACTGCCTTATGTTGCAGGAAGTTGAAGTAGACGAAGACGGCGATGTTGTAGAATGTGAATATCTGGATATTCGTTACCCGGAGGGGGAATAAAAAATGAAAAAGTTAACAGTAATACTATTTATATTTGTAGTTACCTTTTTAACGACACGACCAGTCGATTCGCCTGAAGGTTTTAAGCCAAAACCAAGGCTAATTGCCCAAAACGAAACACACGAATTTTATGAAGAGCCACAAACGCATACTATAATTAAGGTTAACAAGCGTACTGGCGAGGCAGTCGACCTGCAAAAAACTCGTGAACAATTATTTAAATAGCCTGCATTTGCAGGTTATTTTTTTTGCATTTTTGCCAATCACCCTAAATTTCTTCATATTTTAGTTTTAACGGTTTTTAGGCTTTATAGGTATAAATATATGTGGTCACGCTAAAAAACTTAATACAGGCCATTTATGAAGACGAAAGTTATCCACAGGCTGTGAATAAAGTTGTGGATAACTTTTTTTGAAAATTTTTTCATAAAAAGTGTTGACTTTTAAATCACAATCGTTTATAATGTAGTTACAAGGTAAACAAATAATAAAGGGGGCAAAATATGTTAACTAAAAAACAAAATATTGAATTAGGTCGGTTTGCATTGTATATCGAAAGCCATGATGAACAATTTAAATATATGTTGCTAAACCGACTGCAAACAGATTGCAAATACTATTTAGGTTATGGCAACGGCAATGAACGCCACTTGTGGGGCGAAACTGTTGAAATGCACATCGAATATATGTACATTATATACGATAGTTTAAAAATTAAGCCAGAATGGCTAACCGAGCAACAAATTAAAGTTTATAGCGATTTAATGTTGCAAATTAAAAATGATAAAAATTTTTAAAAAGTGCTTGACTTTATAAGCAAAATCGTTTATAATAAGTATAACAAATAAACAAGGGGGTCATAAAAATGACTGAACAAAAATTAAACAAACTCGAACAACAAATTATTAAATTACTGGAGTTGGCGAACAAAAATACCAACCAAGCCGAGGCCATTGCAACGGCCGCTAAAGCCCAGGAATTAATGGCAAAGTACAACATTAAATTACAAAACATTAGCAAAAAACCTGCAAATATCGTGGCTAAATTTGCAGTGAATGCAAGGGGTAAAAGTTACCGTTTTGCGCTGGCAACAATTTTAGCTAATAATTATGGTGTAAAATTAATATGGGCTGAAAAAATGATTCCAGTATTTTATGGTTACGAAAATAACGCTAAAACGGTTACCAAAATTTACGAATGGTTATGGCAGGCCATTCACCGTATGGCCGATAGTTACCAAACGAAAATTTGGAAACAGGGTAACGGAGTTAAAGGCGTGTATAACAGTTTTGTCGATGGTTTTTTAGTAGGTTTAAAAAAGGAGCTTGACAAAAACTGCACGGCTTTAAAAATTACAGTTGCCGAGGAAGTAAATACCGAGTTCGACAAATTTATGGCCGAAAAAGGGGCAGGCACTTTTAAAACTAAAAAGCGTAACGCTCCTGTTGATACATGTGCATTTTTGCAAGGAGTAGCTGAAGGTTCGACTATTATGCAACGTAAATAAGTGGAGGCTAAATAATGTTAGCTATGTTGCTAGTACCATGCGTCATTGTGTTTGGCGCATGGTACTTAATTAATAACGAATACGCTTTTACAAAATTATGTGGTTTTATTGTAGTAACAATTATTTATATTGCAGGTTTCCCTATTTTCATGCTGCTCAATTGGTATAAAATGTTAAAAAGGTTTAATAACACATTTAGGAAGAATGACTAATATGAAAAATGGTGTACATTTACAAGGTTTTAAGGGCTATTTTGAAGGTACTAAAGCAATTGATATTAAAGTTGGCGATGTATTAGTTTGGAATTATGGATTATTAAGCAAAGTTATTAGTAAAGAAATATCACCTTCAGGTAAAAGTGTTTATTTAATTACACAGCCATTTACTAGAACAATTCATGGTAATGTTGAATACGATATGTTACGTCGAAATCGATATAACATCAATACTTTATTAGTCACTAATCCATTAATGCCATTATAGGAGGTTTAATTATGATTATTGGAAATGATATAATATTAAATGTTGAGGACTTTTTAGGAGCGATGATTAATAGTTATTTACTGTTTGCTCCTTATGCCGACCTTTCATATGATGAAATAGCCCAATTACTTGAAGAGTATTTTTGTGATTATATAGCACAATATGGTATTGTAATATTAAAACTATATACGAAAAAAACCGAAAAAGGAATATTTATTGATTATAAATATAATGGCATTAAAAAGTGTTATATTTATACCCAACAATTTTAAAAAAGTTTAAAAAAAAGTATTGACTTTGCTATAAAACTATGTTATAATTTATTTAACAGGTAAAGCAAAGTCAATACTTGTTAAAAACAAAAAAGGGGTGTACATTATGAACTTATACGAATTATTTAAAAAATTTGAAACTGAATTTTTGGCAGGCCACGAAAAAATTAAAACAGAGCTTGACTTCGAACTTTTCGTCGGCAAACTGAGTGAACAAATTTTAGGTGATGTATATAGCCTTGACACTGTTTATAAAACTGGGGGTAATCATATTGAAGTCACTGCCGTTGGCTATGGTTACAGTTTTGAAGTTGAATATCATATTACTAAACATAAACTATTAAAGTTAGCAGTAATCAATACACTTTTCGGCGACCGTCGAATTACTTATGCAGTTGAATATGATTAAGTCCGTTTTTAAATTAAGTACGTTTTTAAAATATACAAATTTTTAAATTGTTGAAATTTTTAGGCTGGCAAGGGGTATATATAAACCCTTTACCAGTCTATTTATTATTAATGTAGGCACATTTTCGTTGGCGTTAAAATGGTTATTCGTATAAAAAATAGCCCTAATTGCAAGGGCTATGTATTAGTTATCTGCAGAATGTAAAATTCGGCAAAATTTTAAATTTTAAAAATCATTAGCAATTACGAAAATAGCTAAAATAATAATATTAAGAATATAGGAATAACTCTTAATTTGAAATCATTATCAAAGAAGGTAGCATTGCATTTAGGGCAGCAAACGGTTTAGGGCAGCATCGTATATTTGCACTTAACAGCAGCTTTACCCTATTAGTAACCTGCACTAATAGCAAATATTGTTTACTAGCAACATTTACTAATTATTTAAAAATGCGCATAAATATTGCGTATTAATATTACTAGTTTATTATTAGTAATTATTACTAATTTGCTTTATACATTGGCATACTTAAACTATACCACTTCGATTTAAATTTGTAAATAGGTTACAATAAAAAAAGATGCTAAAATTTTTTATAAAAAAGTATTGCAATTTTACAAGCAAAGGTGTATAATATAGTTAAGGTAAAAAGTTACCTACAAATAAATAAAAAAAGGGTGTGTTTATTTATTGCAAAAGTGGCAAAAACCTACCTTATTTTTTTTGTAAAAGTGCTTGCATTTACTGCAAAAATATGTTATAATGTACTTACAATAAATAAAGGGGGTAAATACCTATGCTAACCAATTATGTAAACAATTTAAGCAATTTAGTTAACCAATTTGTACCAATTTACCAAACAATACTCGATACTATTAATAACCCTAACGAAATTAGTAATATTTACCAATTACTCGATAATATTACCGAGGAGTTAAATGCAAACGGTAACGAGTGCGAGCTCGAGTTTATGGCTAATAACCAATTTATACTAACAACATATACTGGTAATGGTAATTGCATTATAAATGTAATGCCCGGCGGCGCCAATATTAGTTGTAGCGTGGGTATATGTGGCACTGCAAATTTACTTTATACCGATACATATAATTTTTATTAATAATTTGCCCCTTGCAAAAGGGGTATTTTTTTTTGGCTAAAAACAGGCAAAAAAATAACCTGCAAAATTGCAGGTTATTAATTTTTTAAACAATGCAAACGCCAACAAAAACAATATAGCCATTTTTATTAGTACACCAATTTAAACAATAGCAATTATTATAGTTAGGGTGTTTTACTGTTATACTAAAATTGTTGCGTTTTGGTTTGCCATAAAATTTTAGTGTTAAAACCCTAAAACCAAGCGCTTTAACATACTGCAACAATACGGCACTTGTAATTTTAACGCCATAATTTAAATTGTGGCAATTTAATTGCGCAAAATGTTTGTACAAATATTTACTAACTTGTATATTAAATACCCCCTTGTTTATTATGGTTTTATTATAACATACTTGCTTGTAAATTACAATATACAATATTAAAAAATTACAAGCAAAATATGTAAACATATTTTATAAAATGATGTAAAAGTAATAAAAAATATAATAAAAATAGCGTATTTTGGCAAATTAGTAAATTAGCAATAGGCTTTATAGGCATATAAATTGGCTATAAAAGGTTTTTGCTCGCAAAGGTGCATATAAATTGGCTATAAAAGGTTTTTGCTCGCAAAGGTATAAATAATAGGGCAGGGTAAAAAAGTATTAATATAGGCAAAATTTGGCGGCGGCGTAGTAAATACAAATGTATTTTAGTGACTATTGAAAATATTAAATAATAAATAACAATAATAGTAATAATACAACAAACAATAACACAGAATAATTAGCAAACAATATAATTAGCAACAATTATTAATAAGCAATAAAAAAGATTAAAAAGCCAGTATTTATACAGATTGCAGGTAAATAAGCAAAGGTAATTAGCTAGTAAAATAAGAGTAATAGGAATTAATATTAATAGTAATAATAATGCTGTTTAATAACAAATATTAGTAAGGATAATGAACTCTAATAATACCATATAAAATTTAAGCCGCCGCGCTGTGTAAAAATTATTAGGTTTTAATAATATATACAATATAGAAAATACTACAATAATAAATAATATACCTATAAATAATACATATATAAAGAGCTTTTAAACTAATAAATAGATTATACAAGTAAATATACCATAACATTAGCTATTAGATATTTATTAATAACATACAATATATGCCAACATAAACAATATACCATTAGCTATTTACCAATAATACATACAATGTGGTAATATGGGAAATATATTACCATTTAGAGTTTAGTATATATTACCATGTTGTATTGCATATTATGTTATATTAGGTAGCTATTTACAATGTTTATATGTAGGTAATAGGTAGCTATTTACAATAAAAATATGCAAGTAATAGGGGAAATATAGTAACATAAACAATGTGGTAATAGGTGAAATGTGGTAATAGGTGAAATATATTACCATAAACAATGTGGTAATAGGTGAAATATAGTGTTTAAGGGCTACAAACAACATATACATATAAGGATTTAATACTATTTTTGCCGCTGCATGATAAGCACAAGCTCATTATTAGTAACAATTACTGATTGTGAAGCCTTATTAATATATAATATATGTATATATACAATATATACCATAATACAAGCCATGCAAACAAGCAATATATTATAAGCAATAGCCATTATTAATTAAAAAGCCAGTGTTTATGCCATTCGGCGGTAAATAATAAATGAATATTATTAGTAATATAGATGATTATGAAGTATAGATAAATAGTAAAAGTGTATTATTAGTATATATACAAAATAATACCCTACTATTAATTAGCATAATAAGCTAATAGCAATAGCTATTGATAAGCATAAGCAACTAGATGCCCTTACCATGTTATTAATCTTCATAATTAATACCCCCAGGAGTCCGTTTTGAAGATGTGGCCTACCACCCACCCCTACCATAATACATCTCCACTATAGAGTGATTTCTATCAATCAAAAATACAGACCCCTATAGAGTGATTTCTATCAATCAAAAAATATACCCCCTTAATGGATGATTTCTACCAATCAAAAACACAAGCCATGTAAAACCATTTAAGGAGTTAAATCATAAAATCTAAAAGCAAAAATACAGACCCTTAATGGATGATTTATGTCGTTAAAAATAATTGTTGACAAATATACTAGATAGCATTATAATAAACGCATAGTCGCAAAATAGGGCTAAAAACTGTAAATAAAATGTTAGGAGTTGAGAAAATGCCTTAATGAAAACAGTCCGTAAACGGCCGTAAAAAATTTTTTAATGTAATTATATGAAAGGAGTTTAAAAACAATGAACAAAGAGTTTGTAGAGATTATCAACAGGTTAAGGGCAATTTTACAGGATTCATGGATAAATGAATTGCCGGATAATGAAAAAATAGCGATAAATTTTAATAAGTCAGAATTAAAATTGATATTGAATTGCATATCTAAAGAAAGGCCAGCGCCTGTTAGAATTGATCGTGGTCTATTTGGTTATGATATTGTTTGTTCACATTGTTCAAGTATGTTGAAGAAATTACCAATTTATGACAAAAAAGACTTTTTAGCTGTTTTAGAAGATTCATCATATTATTTAGGTAAACATTGTAGATATTGTGGGCAGGCTCTCGACCTTTCTCCAGTAGAAAAATTTAAAGAGGACTTGAGGATAATTGAGGACGATGAATAAGACAATGAATAAGACAATGAAAGAGATATCCCTAGGAGGCTAAATTATGACATTCTTATCAATGTTGGGCTTAACTATTATTATTAGTGTATTTGTATATTATTTATATGTACTTTGTGATTTATTATCCGTGGCGGAGAGTGCATGGCTAAAGCTTTTTATATTAGTTACTGCTAATATTTCCATTACACTTTTCTTGTGTTTACTTAATTACTTATGAAAATAGGAGGATGTTAATATGTATGAACCAGTTTTAACAGATGAAAAATTAGACCTTTATAATGTATATGAAGTTCATAAGAATTATAGAATTTTAGCCATGGCCGTTAATGTACCTTTGCAGGTAGCCGAAGAAATTTGTCATATTTTAAATAATTTTGGCTATCAAGGATTTATAACAAGCGAATATTCTTTAAAAAATCCATATCAAAAGCCATTTGACTTTACACAAGTAAAAGTATAGGGGAGGATAAAAAATGAAATATAAAAAGAAACCAGTAGCTATAGAAGCATTTCAATTTGATGGGGATTTAAAAGGAAGCGATGGTAAATATTATGTGCCAGAGTGGGCGGTCAAAGCATTTGAAGAAGGAATTTTGTACTTTGATGCTTTGACTCCAGATACTCCACCTATTGAACTGTTCATTAAAACTCTTGAAGGCACAATGCATGCTCCAGTCGGGAGTTATGTTATACAAGGAGTACGTGGAGAAATTTACTGCTGTAAAGAAGATATCTTCCTTGAAACTTATGAGCCTGTATTGGAGCGTGAATAAAAATATGGAAATTATAAAAAATATAAAAGAAGTTAGTGATGTCTATTTTAATAATGATAAATGGGATACATATGATGGATATTGTATTGAAACAGATTCAAGAAAATTATATTTTGTCATAAATAATGGACAATGTTGTTGCGAAAATTGGGGCTATTTATCTAGTGAAGACGATTTTGGAAGCTTTATTGGCAGTGAATTAAAAAATGTTTATGTTACTGATTCTGAGTTGGGGACAATAGTATCAAACATGAAAGAAGATCTAGATGCTGGATCAGCTATGTTTATTAATGTTGAAACGACTAGAGGCTTGTTACAATTTGCTGCATATAATGAACACAACGGATATTACGGGCATGATGTACGATTGGTATCAAAATATGATGACAAGACCGTTATTGAGGCTGACGACGTATTGTGACAATGAAACATATATTATAATTTAAGGAGTTAGGATAGATTATGAAATTAATAGATAAAGACGCTTTAAGCATGGAACTAATGAATGAAGTGTTAAACGCTTATGCAAAGGCTGATTTTCGTTTTGCTCATGCGTTAAACGTTTTTCAAGGTTTAATAGACAAAGCCCCTACAGTAGAAGAACGCAAGCACGGGCATTGGGAAGATATTGATTTAGATACGAGCGTATGCAGTGTTTGCAAAAAACCGCAAGAATACGAAACAAAATACTGCCCGGAGTGCGGCGCTAAAATGGAAAATAATGGAGATGACGATGATGAATAAATATATACAACAATTTTTAGACGATAATGATTTACAAGCAGGTGAAAGATTTTATATTTTAGATAAAGATTATAAGAAAATGTTTAATAAAACATTTTATATCAATAAAAATGCGACAGGTACAGATGATATTTTACTAGATAACAATCATTTTGCGATTTATTCTGATACTTTACTGTATTTATTAACTGGCATAGCTTTTGTAAAGAAAAAACCTTTTTGTCCTAAATATGGTGAAATGGTTTATTATGTGACTGTTTCAGGTTATATTCAAGAAGTCAGATTTGATACGGACTCTACACTTCATCAATTATTACGCAAAGCAGGAAAATTATACAGGTCGGAAGAAGAAGCAAAAAGATATTTAGATAAAGACTATAAAGATTTAATAATACAGGAGGAAGAATAATGAAAGAAGAAACAATTATTCAGATTTTAAATAGTTTAACCACAGTAGGCGAAAAAAGTTTAGATGATTTAATTGAATATTATGGGCATCATATGTTTAATGATTTAATTGCAATGGTATTTTTCGAAATTTTTATAATTTTTATTTTTTATCTTTTTTATAAGTTATTTCCAAAATATAGGTATAAAGATGATATATTGTTTATCATAACTTTAATATCTGTTATTCTTGGCATATTAAGTATAGGTATGGTGTGTTGTTTCATTACTGGCGTCAGTGAGTATTTAGCCTATTTACAAAATCCGTTAGGGGCAACTTTGAATTATTTAATAACTGGACGGTAATTATTAGGAGTTAAATTTATGAATGGTAAACTTGATTCTTTTATTTTAGGTATATTATTTACTGTCAGTCTACAACTATATATGCGCAATAAATCTTATTTTAATCTGATTATATGTATACTTTTAATTTTGTATGCTATAAGACAAATAATATTTTAAGGAGAATTATTATGTTATATCGTTTTATTTTTAAAATACTAAAAGAATTAGCGGAAACTCAGCAAGATTTAGAAATAACAAGATCTAGTAACATGACAATTTTAACTTTATTATTAGAAAAGAAAATCTGTAGTAAAGAAGAATATGTTTCTACATTTAATGAAATACAATCTAAGAATATGGAAAATATTAATCAAATTAAGAATAAAATTCACGAAATAGAAGAACAAATTAAACAATATGAACAACAAATGAGAAAGAAGGGTTAATAATGTTAATTAAAGCTACAGCTATAGTTAAATTTAGTGGTATTTATAAATGGGATATTATCAATCCCCTTAAAGATTGTCTTAAAAATGGAAAACCAATAAAAAATGAACAACTGGGGTATGAATGTAATGTTTTTGATTTATTCATTCACAATGCAACAAAAGCCTTTGTAAACGCCGAATTTAAATTAAAAATAGGGGTAATTTTACCTGTCACAGAAGAACAATTTATAGAAGCCAATAAAAATATTAAAGATATTTTAAATACAGATACTGCCATTATAAATTGTGGTGCGTATGGTAAAGGTAGGATATATAATTTAGAAATGAGTGTAGAAAATGAATCTAATAGTTAATTCAGAATTATTTGAAGCTTTTACTAAAGTATTACATTATTTAAAAATTCATAAAATTGATTATATTAAAACTAATGATATTAAAATGATTGTAAAGCCAACACAAACAAAAAAAGTTATTTATAAGGTTCGGCAATATAGGGAGAAAAAACGATGGACAAGGGAAGCTTTATCCGCCGTTTCCGGAGTAGCCCCTACAACTATTAGACTTATCGAAACAAATACCAGTGATAGACAGAATAGTGTTCGATTAAGTACCCTTATCAGTCTTGCACAGGCTTTAAATGTAAAAGTTAAAGATTTATTCGAGGAAGTGAAGGAATGAAATGTACTATTTGCAATAAAGAAAGTGATAAATTAGTAGATTGGATTCCTAAATGGTTTTCTCCCTATCAATGCACAGAATCACAACTTGAAACCGTTACTTTACACGTTTGTAAATCCTGTATGGCAGATTTATACTTAAATAATATTTATGTGCAAGAGTGCATTGTTTTCATTCACCTAAAATATTATAACGCTGCCTTGAAACAGGATATATTACACATGGCAACAAAAGAATTTATTAATTTGTTACAAAATAAATTTGAAAGGAGAAAAGAAAATGTTCACGGAAACTGAAATCTTTTTAATTTTACTTATTCTTTGTAGTATTATTGTTAATGTGGTATTATATTTCATGTGGAATATAGCTACAAAAAAATTTTCTGAATTACAAAAACAATATATTGATTATTTAACTAAATATTCTAATGATTTGAAAGAAAAAGAATCAATCTTAAAAGCCTATGATACATGCTTGCATAATAATAAAATTCTTTGTGAGGCTGTTAAAGAATTATTAAAACCTGATGCAGATACGGTTAAAGTTAGTCGTAAATTGGAGGAAATAAAATGTTTGAAATGATATGCAATGGTTTTGTTGGAGTTGCAATCGCTTTTTGCTTTCTTAAATCACAAGCAGGTTTTTGGATAACTTCCATAGAAATTTTATTAGCCTGTATTTTATTTATGTTACTTAGAATACATATGCTGTTATGGAAAGGGTTGAATAAGTAATGTTAGAGTTTTGTGTGGTTGCATTTATAAGTACATTAGGGGCTTTTGTGTTTTCTGATGTAATTATGAATTTCTTACGTTGGTTAACATGGATACTTGGCTATCATTTAGAGCAAGGTGATAGAGTTCTTGTTTCCGGAGTTGGTTTAGGCGTCGTTTCTCATGCTTTAAATCCTGAATTAGTTAGTGATTCTGAAGATATATATGCAGTGAAAATTGATAAATGTGATGAATATTATATTGGGGCTTTCAAATTTTATCAAATTCATAGAATTTATCGTAGAGGTGAAGATAATGCGTAATTTTGAAAAAGTATCAAAAGTAAAGGAAGCTTTTATTCCACAAAGAAAAACAAAAAAATCAGCTGGTTATGATTTTTTTGCTCCATGGGGAGGAGTAACTTTAAATCCAGGACAATCTATTCTTTTTAAAACTGGTATCAAATGTCAAATGAATGATGATGAAGTTTTATATATTCATATTCGTTCTAGTTTAGGTATTAAATATAATTTACAGTTAACTAATGGCACAGGTATTATTGATTCTGATTATTATAATAATCCGGATAATGAAGGAGAAATCTTAATTGACATTACTAATAGAGGTAATGCTCCTTATACTTTTAGAAAAGGCGATCGTATTGCACAGGGTATTTTTCATAGATATCATACTGTGGATACAGAAGATGTAGATAATCTACCCGAAAGAGTTGGCGGAGTAGGAAGTACAGGCAAATGAAAATGCCTTTATATTAGGAGTTATAAAGGGGGTTAAGGTGTTTGGTTATACAGAAAAATATAACAGTAAAGGTTTTATCTGAGCTTGGTATAAAAATTCAACAAAAGTTTAAACTTTATGATGGGTTTACTGGAAAGTATTATGGAATATTTTATTTCGGTTCTAACCTTACATTATGGAAATGTTATAGTGATGAATTTGACGAGGATTATTCGGCCGTTTCTAAAAGTTGTGAATATCTTTTATACATTTTAAATGGAACACACCTGTTAGAAACAAAAGATAGTTGACATTTTTAACTTTCTGTTCTACAATTAAATAAAAGATACGAATAAGGATATCTTTTTGGTATCCTTATTTTTATTTAGAAGGAGGTTAATTATGGCAGCATTAGTATCTCTTGCAGGTATTTTAACAGAGCAAGAAGAAGCGTTCTGTATGGATATTGCAATGGGTGTTCGATATGTTGATGCTTTTAGACAACATTTTCCGGAAAAATTAGATACAGTGAAAAGTGTTGGCGCATCGGCTTATTCGAAAGCACAGCAACCTGCAATCGCAAATCGTATTAGAAAATTAATTGAGGCTAGAGAACAGGAACAGTTAAAGTCTATAAAATGGTCTAAGGAAGAATCCATTGAAAAACTTCGTTATGTTATAGCTACTTGCCAAAATGAAATGGAACGTGTTAATCAAGCCTTTGAAGAAGAATTACAATTCCTTCAGGAACAAATTGAGGAAGAAGAAGACCCGAGGGTTATTAAAAGTCTTGTAAATAAGATGATTAAACTTCGTCAGAAAAATCATCTTAATAAAATTCAAGTCACAGGTATTGTTGATGCAGTTAGTGAGTTGAATACTATGCACGGTTTTAACGAAAATAACGTCAATGTTAATAGTGCTGTTTCTTTCGTTGGGGAAGAGGATTTGGAGGACTAAATGACTACGATTAATATAGCAGAAGTTGTTGGTCGTGGTTACGCCAAATTTTGGAACTTTAAAGGTCGTTATAGGTGCTTAAAAGGTGGTCGTGGTAGTAAAAAATCCTGTACTACTGCTTTATGGTATATCTATAATATGATGAAGTTCTACGAACGGTATGGATTAAAACCGAACACAATGGTAGTTAGACGTTACTATAATACACACAGAGATTCTACTTATAGACAGTTGAAATGGGCTATTAATAGATTAGGTGTAGACCATTTATGGCATTGCACAGTTAATCCTTTGGAAATCACTTATAAACCTTCCGGACAAAAGATATTCTTTAGAGGCATGGACGACGCACAATCAATCACATCTATCACAGTAGAAGATGGATATATTTGCTGGGTATGGTGGGAAGAAGCTTTTCAATGTTCTAATGAAGATGAATTTAATAAGGTTGACTTATCAATTCGTGGCGCTATACCTTATCCATTATTTAAACAACATACTTTTACATTCAATCCGTGGTCTGATAAAATTTGGATTAAAAAGAGATTTTTTGATAAAGCCGATAATGTAAATATATTAGCTTTAACAACAAATTATCAATGCAATGAATTTTTAGGCGAAGATGATATAAAAATATTCGAGGAAATGAAACGTACTAATCCTCGTCGTTATAGTATCGAAGGAATGGGAGATTGGGGTATTGCAGAAGGTCTTATCTATAGTAATTGGGAAGAAGCTGATTTTGATATCTCATATTTTAGAGATGTTAAAAATAAAAAAGGTATTCCAATTTATAGAGATTTCAAAGGTCTTGACTTTGGCTATGCGAATGACCCAACTGCAATGAGTTGTATTTTTGTTGACGAGGATAAATACGAAATTTTTGTTTACGATGAAATTTATCGTACTCAACTAACAAATCAACAAATTCGTGACAATATTAGATATAAGGGGTATATGAATGATGTTATTATTGCAGATAATGAGGATGCAAGAACAATTAACGAATTAAGATTATTAGGTCTAAATCGTATTAAACCAGCTAAAAAAGGTAAAGGTAGCGTTCTTGCAGGTATTCAAAAATTGCAAGATTATCATATTTATGTTCACCCACGCTGCATGAATCACGTTGTTGAATTTAGTAACTATGTATGGGATAAGGATAAAGATACTGGAAAACCAATTAATGAACCTATGGATGAATATAATCATTTAATGGACGCGCTAAGATATGCAACTGAAAGATGTAATCGCAGAACATTTAGTTTTTAGGAGGTTATTATGTTAAAATTACCTGATTTTATGAGAATTGATCCAAATGACTTTAATGCAGAAAACATTCGTCGTATGAGTAGCTATGGTAAACCACAAGAAGATTTTTTAACTGGAGCTGTTCAACAATTTCAAAATAGTGCTTTGTTCAAAGAAAGAAAAGTAGCAAGAGAGTATTTTGAAAATGAAACCGAGATTGATAATAAAATAAGATTTTATTTTAATCGCGAAGGATTACAGATTATTGATAATACTGTGTCTAATGTTAAATTAAGACATTCTTTTTATCGTAAATTAGTAAATCAAAAAGTTAACTATCTTTTAAGTAAAGCCTTTACCATCAAATGTAAAAATGAAGAGTTTGAACAAATTCTTCAAGGTTATTTTAATAAAAAATTTCTTCGTCGTTTACAAAATATGGTTAGACAAGCTGTTGTTTCCGGAATTAATTGGTTTCAAGTTTATTATGATGAAGATGGAAATTTATTATTTAAAAGAATGCCCGATTATGAAATTATTCCTTTTTGGGCAGATGCAGACCATACAGTTTTAGATGCAGTAATTCGATTTTATGAAATTATGGAAATCAAGCCAAATGGAGATCAAATTCCACATCAAAAAATTGAATACTATACACCTCAAGGAGTTTGGTTTTATGAATTAACAGCTGGTGGAATACGAATTGATCCGGATAAAGAAAGTTTTGTTGATAGTCATTTTCGAATTAAGAAGAAGAAAACTAATGAAAATGGTTTAATTGATACAGATGAATTTGGAAATCCTATTTATGTATCCGATCCTATGTCTTGGGGACGTGTTCCTTTTGTCTGTATTAAATATAACATGGAAGAATTGCCATTATTAAGATACATCAAAACTTTAATAGATGACTATGATTCCATTACCAGTGATATTAGTGATCAAATTCATGATGTTCCTAATAGTATTCGTATTGTTAAAGGTTATGATGGCACAGATAAAGATGAATTTATGCTTAATTTAAAGCAAACAAAAGTTGCCTATGTAACGGAAGAGGGCGATCTTACTAATTTAGATATACCTTTTAAATTAGAGGGAGCCGAATTACATTTAAATCGTTTACGTAAAGATATTTATGAAGATGGTTCGGGTGTAGATACTCAACAAGATGAAATGCGAGATATTAGTGGTGAAGCTTTAAAATTTAAATACATTGATTTGTCTTTGGATTGTAACGATATAGGTGTACAAGTAATTGAAGCATTAGAATCTCTTACATGGTTTATTAAAGAACACGAAAAAACATTTAATAATAAAGATTTTACTTCTGAAGATTTCGATATCATCTTTAATACTGATATGATTACTAATGAAGCCCAAACAATTCTCGATTGTAAAAATAGTGAAGGTGTTATTAGTAAACAAACCATTGTTTCGAATCATCCATGGGTTATTGATCCAAAAGAAGAGATTCGTTTATTGGAAAAAGAACAAGAAGAAGAACAACAAAAAGAACTTGATATGCAGTTAAAATTAACAAGAGCTTCTTATGGAGGAAATAATGAGTAATCAGGATTATTGGCAACAAAGAGCAGAACGTAATTTGCAAGCTGTGGAAGATATTGCAGTTGATTATAATCTTGAATTAGCTAAAGAATATAAAAAAGTAATTAAAGAGCTTCAGGAAGAATTAATGCTTTTTTATGCTAAATATGCAGAAGAAAATAAAATTTCTTTGGAAATGGCTAAAAAAAGATTATCCGGTAAAGAATTATCAGAATTTAAAGAAATTATTCAAGATTATATTGAACAGGCTTCACAGTATGATACTAAAAATGCTCAAAGTTACCTTAAAAATTTAAAGGAACTTCAAGATCGTGCAAGATTATCCAGATTAGAATTATTAATCGCAGAATATAGGCATGCTATTGAAATGCTATTATTAAAACAGGAAGATCAACAACCGAATATATACCTACAAGGCTATGAAGATATGTATTACCATACTTTATATGACGTGCAGACTTATTCGGGCGTAGGCATGTCCTTCACTACCCCTTCCAAAGATTTAGTTATTAGTGTTCTCTCACAAAATTATTTAGGAGAGGATTTTAGTGATCGTCTTTGGAAAAATAAAGAAATGCTAATTTATAATCTTAAAAAAGAAATGCAATTTGCTTTTGCAGCTGGAAAACCATCTAGATATGTTGCTGATAAAATTGCCAGCGCCATGAATACACGCCAAGGTGTAGCAATGACTTTAGTCAGAACTGAAATGAATAATGTAGCAAATCAGGCGGCTTTACAAGCTTATACACAAGCTGGCATAAAAGAATATCAACTTTTAGCAACTTTGGATTTTAAAACATCAGAAATTTGTATAAGCATGGACGGTAGAATTTTTAAAGTATCTAAAGCTGAACGAGGGGTAAATTTTCCACCATTTCATCCAAATTGCAGAACAACAACTGTTCCAGTTATAGATGGGCAATCTTATACACAACGCATTGCTAAAGAAGAAAGTTATTATACAGTTGATAAAAATATCAGTTATAAACAATGGTTAAAAGAATATGTAAATAAATAAGAACTTTTATATTGAATTTTAAGAATTTATATTGTATAATGTACTCGTAGAATCATCTACGAGTACATTTTTTATGAAAAGGAGCGAATGATATGACAAAAGAAGCCTTGATTGCTTTTGGCTTAACAGAAGAACAAGCAGAAAAAGCAATACAACTGCATAATGCAGCTATGGAAGGATATGTGCCTAAAGGGACTTATGATGTGCTAAAGGCAGAGAATGAAAACCTTGTTGCAACAGTCAACAGCAATAAAATAGAACTGGAAAAATTGAAAAAATTTGAAGGTACTAATGCTGAACTTGCCGCCAAAATCGAAAAACTTCAGGGCGAGGCTACTACGAAGGAAACTGAGTATAAAGAGCAGCTCGAAAAATTGCGCAAAGTTAATGCAGTTGAATTAGCCTTATTAGCTGGCGAAAATAAACCGCACGATTTGCAACTTGTAAAAGGGTTAATCGATTTAAGTCTAATTAAATTAGATGGTGACAAGGTTGTTAGTGGACTGAAAGAACAGGTTGAATCTTTGCAAAAAGATAAATCTTTCTTGTTTAAACCTGCGGATAATCCTGGAAAGCCTAATGGGTATGTACCGAGGGACAGTGATGCTGGTAAAAAAGAACCTACAACAAGTGAAGATTTTGGTAAATCTTTAGCAAGACAAAAAATTCAAATGCTTGGGATTCAGACAGAAGGAGGAAATTAAAAATGACAATGAAGTACAAAACTATTGCTTACGATTCTGCTAAGCATATTCTTGCAATGCCTGATCACTATGTACCTATTGCAAGAAGGGCCGCAAAAGCCACAGAGGCTGGTGGTATGGTAGTTAAAGAAGGTGATCGTTTTATTATTAAAGCGGGTACTATTTATCCGTCTAATGACAATAAAGCGATTGGTGTTGTATTGCAAGATTATGATGTAACTGAAAGTGATGCTTCCATGGCTATTGTTTTACATGGATTTATTCGAGCAGATCGTTTACCTACTCAGCCATCAGATGCAGCACTTAAAAATTTAAGAATGATTTATTTCTTAAAAAATGACCTGACCATTTTACAACCTACGGATACGTCTGTTGGTGGTTAATTATTAGTAAAGGAGAATAATAGAAATGAAATCTATTTTTGAAATTTTTGATTCAAAAGCCATTGCAGCTTATTGGACTGATGTTAATACAGCCATGAAAAATCCCATGATTGGTAGTCAATTTTTCCCTAATAATAAAAATAATGGTCTTGAGCTTGCATGGATTAAAGGTCGTAATCAACTTCCTGTTGCATTGCAACCGTCTGCTTTTGATACCAAAGCAACTTTAAGAGATCGTATTGGTGTTACTGAAGTTTCTACGGAAATGCCGTTCTTCCGTGAAGCAACTCGTATTGGTGAAAAAGAACGTCAGGATATTCAAAATCTGTTGGCTAAAGGCATTCCTTTTGCACAGCCTACTATTGCACGTGTATATGACGATATTACTCGTCTTGTAGATGGTGCATTGGTACAAGCAGAACGTATGCGTATGAGCTTGTTGGTAGATGGTACTATCTCTGTTACTGCAACCGCAGGCACTGGTCGCGATATTAGTTATCAATATAATTATGATCCTGACGGCAATTGGGCTCTCGACCATAAAATCACTTTGACTGGTGATGGTGTTTGGACTCAAGAAAAGAAAGCTGTAAATGATCCGATTGGTGACTTACTTGACGCAACAACTACAATGGCTGATCAATATGGTGTCACTCTTACCCGTGCATTGATGACAACTAAAACATTGCGAGATATGTTGGCTTCTGAATCCATTAAGAAATTTATGAATCCATTAGCAGCTCCGAATATGTTGGTTTCTAGCGCGCAGGCTAAATCCTTTGTAAGTCAAGAAACTCAACTTGAAATCATTACATATGATAAGATGTTCAAAGATGAACAAGGTGTTGACCATAAATTCTATCCTGATGGATATGTAACTTTGTTACCGAGTTATTCTTTAGGTAATACTTGGTTTGGTACTACTCCCGAAGAATATGATTTAATGAGCGGTAATTCTTCCGCTTCTGTTTCTGTTGTAGCTAATGGTGTTGCCATTACCACAGTTAAAGAACCGCATCCGGTAAATGTATTTACTGTTGTAGATGCTATTATGTTACCTTCCTTCGAAAGAATGGATGACATTTATATAATGAAAGTTCAATAATTTAGGAGGCTAATATGTCTAAGGTTAAAGTACAGTTTCCCATAACTGTAAAATATAATCGTAAAGTATATCCTCCCTATACTGATATTATCGCCGATGAATCTGATCTTCCGGAAATGAAAAAATCTGGAGCTGTTGTTTTTGAAGAACAAGTAGAACAGGAAGAAAAACCTGTTGCAACTCCAAAAAGAAAAAAATCTAAATCTGGAAGATTAACGGAATGAAAATCGTTGATAAATCTTTAGTTATGGACATTGTAAAAGTAAAGCTCGGAGCGGATACACCCTCCGAGCCTTTACTAAAAATAACAGTAGATGAAATAGAACAGACTATTTTAAATTATTGTAATATTAATGAAATTCCTAAAGAATTAACTTATACTTTTGCGAATATGGTAGTTGACTTATTTAGGTATGAAGATGAGTTTATAAAGGCAACAACTGTTTCTGTAGAAGGTGAGGAGGAAGAAGCCGAGCCAGATGTGAATACAGGCAATATCAACTCTATAAGAGTAGGGGATACTACTATAACCTTTGGAAGTGGTAGCGATACCTCTATATATAACAAGAATTTAAGAAGTCATCAAGCTAATTTAGATACTGTTGTTTTAGATTATGAATCCCAACTGAAGAAATTTCGGAGGTTAGTATGGTGATAAAAATTGGTTTTACAAGAAAACTCTTTAAATCATTAATGTATAAAGACAGAATGGAAGTTTATCGGTTAGGTTTAACTATGGGGGAGGACTTTACTGTATCAAATGAACAATCCGTTCAGCCTATTTATACAAAAATTCCTTGTAAAATTAGTTTGAATTATCAAGATTTACCGGAAGAAGATTCATTATTAATAAACCCAACAAATCAGCATATTGGAATTTTTTGTGATCCTTCCTATGATATTCGTAAAGGGGATAAGATTAAAGCTTATGTACTAGACGATCATGGAAATGTATTAGATACATATACAGATTATGCTGGTAGACCTGAAAAGCATACTTCCCATCAGCAATTCGCTCTTGTAAATAGGGAGTTTGCCTAATGTCTATAAAATTTGATCATAAAGATTTTGACAAGTTTTTAAAAAATTTTGAGAACCTAGAAAAAGATTATGATTTATTTTGTCGTCAGTTTCTTTTAAAAGAGGCCATGAAGGTATTAGCTGACACAAAAGCACTAACTCCAGTTAAGACAGGGGATTTAAGAAATCGCTGGGAATTAACTCAAGTTTTTAAAACTGCTAAAGGTTATTATATTCAAATTTTCAATTCACTAGAATATGCGTCATATGTGGAAGATGGGCATAGGCAACAAGTCGGTAGATTTGTTCCTGGAATTTTTGTTGGTGGGAAGTTTGTTTATACAAAAGGAGCTAAATCAGGAATAGTATTAAAAAAGCCTTTTGTAAATGGTTTTCATATGTGCCGGATCGCGATTGATAGATATGATGATACAATTAAAGCCAACTTTGAAGCTGCATTTAAAGCATTTTATAAAGGAAAAGGATTATGATTATACCAATTAAAGGCGATTTCATTATTAGTGCAATGGCAAAAAATATTGCAAATCGGTTAAAAAATGATTCTGTAGACCCACCAATAATTCCAACTATTTTTAAAAATAAGATAATGGAAGGTGCAGTAGAGCCCTTTTTCGTATTATCTGTAATTGATGTAACACAAGAAAATGGGATGACTGCTTCGGCTTGGAGAACATATCGAATGAAAGTCGAATATTATTTAGAAGAATCCGATTATGGTAGGCATAGTGAATATCGTGATATGGCTGAAAAATTGTTTGGTATTCTAAGAATGATCGACATTCCAGATAAACAAGATGGCGATGAAGTAGTAACAAGAAAAGCAAAGGCAAGTAAGATGAATTATCAAATTATTGAAAATGTCTTACAGTTCTTTGTTAATTATAAAATTAAGGCAAAACTTATTTTGCCTGAAGAACCTAAAATGCAAGTTTTGGAAATTCAACGAATGGAGGATGAAGAATAATGGCAGGTGGAACTTTTGAAGCTATGAATAAAGTTCGTCCGGGTGCTTATATTAATTTTCAAAGCGCATCTCAGCCTTTGAATATGGTAGGCGATCGTGGAATTGCTACATTACCAATTCAAATGAACTTTGGCGCTAATGATGTATTAATTAGTTTAACTCCAGAACAACTTTTAGATGGCTCCTGTGAAAGTATTATTGGCTGTAATATTATGGATGAAGAATCTTTAATATATCAGCAAGTTTTGACAGATTGTTCTAAAGTTTTGCTTTTCCGTATGGATACTGGAGGCACTAAAGCAAAACTTATTTTAAACAATCTTACGGCTACTGCGAAATATGCAGGTGTTGGCGGAAATAAAATTGCCGTTTCCGTGGTTGAAAATGGGTCTGCATTCGATGTTATTACTACTTTTAATGGAATTGTTAAGGATACACAGACAGGGACTACTGTAGGCGATATCGAAAATAATGATTTTGTTGATTTTAGTGGTACAAGTTCAGCATCTTTAACAGCTGATGCGGGCGGGGAATTGGAAGATGGCACAAATGGAACTGTAGTTAATTCTAATTATACTCGTTATTTTGAATTGCTGAAAACTGCAAAATGGAATACAATGGGTATCCCACTCGAAACATCAACTGAAATACACGCTCAAGTAAAATCCTTTATCAGTTATATGAGAGAAACAACCGGAACGAAAGTTCAGGCCGTTTTAAATAATATTGATGCGGATACAGAGGGCATTATTTCTACTCTTAATCAAGGTTATATATCCGCTCAGTATGAGATTACAGTTCCTATCTTTGTGGCTCGTGTAACTGGTATGAGTGCAGGTTGTGCAATTAATAAATCTTTAACTTATTATGCTTTTGAAGATGCAACAGAAATCATTAATCAATTGACACATGAACAAATTATTGATGCTTTAAGAAGGGGTAAATTTATTCTTTCTTCTCGTCAAGATGGCGTTGTTGTTGTTGAACAGGATATTAATACATTGCATACGTTTACTGCACTAAAAGATTATTCTTTTAGTAAAAACAGAGTAATTCGTACCATTGATCAAATTAATAATGATATTCGTTTATTATTTGAAAAGAGTTATTTAGGTAAACAGAATAATAATGATGATGGTCGAGAAATATTTAAAGCTGATATCGTTGATTACTTAAATAAACTTCAAAAAATGGGCGCTATTCAGAATTTTGACGGCTCTACAGACATTACAATCAGACAAGGTGCTAACCTTGACGAAGTTGTAGTTGAATTGTATTTACAGCCTGTTGATTCAATGGAAAAATTGTATATGACAGTAACTATTCGTCGTTAAGAAGGGAGGATTAAATAATGTCACAGGAGTATGATTATTTACGAGCTGGCGATGCCGTTTCCGGTCAAGAAGGTTGGGCAACTATGGTTGTTGACGGTGTTCTTACAGAATTGTTTATGATTAAGGATTGTACAATGACTTTCACAAAACGCAAGAAAGAATTTCGTTCTCTTGGTTTTCGTGGGGCGCAACATAAATCTTCTGGCTGGTCTGGTAAAGGTGAATTTACTCTTTACTATGTTTCTTCTGTATTTCGTAAACTTATGCGTGAATACGCTAAAACAGGTAAAGATTTATATTTCACTATTACTATCAAGAATAATGACCCAACTACCACAATCGGAAAACAGGTGTCTGCATTCTATTACTGCAATATTGATGAAGGGGTCTTGGCAAAATTAGATGTTGAAAGCGAAGTTTTGGAAGAGTCTATGACTTGCACATTCTCCGACTTTGAATATTTAGATTACTTTTCAAGCCCTAATCCTGAAATTTAATTGGAGGGTATTAAATGGAACTTTTAGATCTTATTCGAAATCGTGATATACGTGATACAAAAGAAATTGCTTTAAAAGGTGAGCTTGCAGGAATAACAATTACTATTAGAGCTATTGATGCCGATGAATGGCAAGAAGCTAGAGCTAGGGCAATTAAAATTAATGCAAAAGGTGAACCAACAGTTGATAATATGGCATTATCCAGTAGCTTAATGGCTATTGGCTGTGTAAACCCTAATTTCCGTGACCCGGCTGTTTTAGGTGGTATTACAGTTCCAACGGAATTTATTAAAGCTAAATTTAAACCCGGCGAGATTGAATTTATTGCAAATAAAATCATGCAACATTCTGGCTATGGTGAAGAGGCTGTTGACACAGCAAAAAAGTAAAACAGCTCTTTAAAGAAGGAGATTCCGATACGGTGGCAGCATTTTGGTGTTTCAGAAGACTTCATTGGAAGCCTTCTGAATATCTAAATTTGCCAATTTCAGAAAAAGCCTGTGTGCTGGCATTTATTGAAATCGCCGCTAAACAAGATGCTGAATTACAAAAGAAAACGAAAACATAAAAGATAGCGAGGTTAGCCTATGGAAGTCAGGAATACATTATATTTAAACGATCAAATGTCCCCTGTGCTAAATAAGGTTTTAGCCTCGCTTCGTCTTACTTTAACGGCATTAAATCAAACGCCGGGCGAAGCGAGTCTATTTAAAGCAGCTTCGCGGGATATATCAAAAGCTAATGCTTTACTTAAAGATTTTAATTCTGATGTTAATCGTTCTCAGAATTTAATTAAGGGGCTTGGCTTTAAAGATGAAAATCCTATTGGAAACGTATTTTCAAATGCAATGAATCCTTTAACAGAATTATTAGCTGGTGTGTATTTGTTGAAAAGTACCATTTCAGAAATTGGACGTGTAACAGATATAGGCGATGCCTTAATGTTAAATGCAGCGAGATTAAATATTATTAATGATGGTTTAAGAACACAAGATCAACTATCCAGAGATATTTATGATTCTGCACAAAGATCAAGAGCTGACTATTTAGCTACAAGCCGAGTTATTGGTCGTATGGGTATTCTTGCAGGACACGCTTTTGCAAATAACAATGAATTAATAGCTTTTACTGAGTTAGTAAATAAGGCTTTCCTTGTTGGTGGTAGTACACCACAAGAACAAAAAGCGGCCATGTATCAACTCACACAAGCTATGGCCTCTGGAAGATTGCAAGGCGATGAAATGCGTACTATTCGCGAATCTGCTCCTTTAATTAAAAAAGCTATACAAAATTATATGGGACTTGATGATGCAGCTTTTAAAGAAGCACAAAAAAATGGGGAAATAACTGCTGAAGTAATTAAGAATGCAGTTTTTCAAAAAGCTACAGAAATTGAAAATAAATTTAATGAACTTCCTATAACATTCGGTCAAGCTATGACGATGGCTGGAAATAGCCTGCTAATTGGTATGGATGAAGTATTTACTGGCATTAGTACCAGTGGCGTAGGAATGATTCAAACACTTGTAGAAAATTTTGATATATTAGCTGGAATTTTAGGCTATATTGCAGGCGTTTCTCTTGTTATATTAGTTCGTAATATTGCAGCAGCGCTTCCTGGAGCCGCCGCATTGGCATTAAGTTTTATTGCTATGAATTGGCAAGTATTGCTCGTAGTAGCCGCCGTCGGAATGTTAATGAAATTATTTTTAGCTTTTCCGGAAGCTTTCGGAGTTATTATGGGTGGTATTAATGCAATGAAAACAGCTTTTATGAATTTAGTAAAAATGGTTGCCGATTATTTTATCTTACTATTTAATAACATAATTCTTCGAGGAATGAATTTTGTTTTAGATAAATTAGGTAAAGAAAAAATTGGTTATGTAAGTATGTTTGCGATGGAAGATGTAGGGGCTAGTTATAAATCAGGTTATGATTGGGGAATTAATTTTGCTAAAGATACTAATACTAAAATAGACAGTTTTTTAAATACCATGAAAAATACATTTAATCCAAATGGTATTGGAGCTACTGGTGGAGTTAAAGCTAAACCTATTACAGATCTTGATACTGTTGGCGAAGTAAAAAATGTTAAAGGTGGTAAAATTAGTCTTGATGAAGATAGTATTAAGTGGATTAAAGAATCTCAGGCAATAGAATTTGTGAATAGGTATACTACAATGCGTCCAATTATGCGAGTTGTGTTTGGAGATGTACATCAAAATGCAGATGTGGGGCAAATTGCAGATGATTTGGCGGATATGTTTGAAAATGCCTATAATTTAAGTGTTGGAGAGGAGTAGGATAAAATGGTTGCACAATCCGGAAAAATAAGTGATACTACCACACTTCTTGAGAGCCTTTCTCCAAATTCGGATTCTATAAGTAGGGCTAGAGGCGATGTAAAGATATTTATTGTGTATAAAGGAGATACAGTGCAAATTCCTGTAAATCCTTCGGACTTAAAAATTGCTACTCCAGGAAATAACAAAACTTATCCTATTGTATCATTAGGAGAAATAAATGTTTTAAAAAATCCTAAATTAAGCACGATTGGATTTAGTTGTTTTTTCCCAACAATAGAAACACAGAATTATCCATATGTGCTAACAGGCAATTCAGAACAAACTTTTTATACTGCATTAATTAAGCAAATTTTAGATAGGCAAAATAAAGCACAATTTCATGAACCTTCATTTTATGTAAGTTTATTTAGTAAGATTAGAGATAGCAAAGAACCTGTAAGGTTAATTATTACTGGACTTGCTGTTGGATTTAATAAGCTTGTATCTATTGAAAAATTCGATTATGATTGGAAGGAAGCAGATCCAGATCCATATTATGATATCGAATTTAAAGTTTATCAGATTTATGCAGTTAATAACGCTACTGTTGATGAAGATGGTACAATAACTGTTGATACTGGTGGATTAAGAACAGACGAATCCGAAGCTTTAACAATGGGGAATGAAGTAAGTGTAACAGGTACAATTTATAAAGATCCAGCTATGCAATTTGTAGATAGGTATGTTAAGAATAAAACTGGCTGTTACGTAAATCTTTTAGATTTCGATAATAATGGAGCAATCCATATAACTGATAATGAAGATCGTTGGATTGGTTGGGTATCCGAAACAGCGGTAAATAAAATATCGGGTATACTGTAATGAATATTTTATTAGCTGTACAACTTCCGAATACTAAAGTTTTTGAAATTTCTCAAGTTGTCTTTGATATATCTTGGACAACGACATTGCTAGAACAGCCTGGAAAATTAAGATTCTCCGTACCTAATAATATTGAATTAATTTTAGAATTTGCAACCACAGTTAATTTAAGAATTGACGATATACCAATTTTCTATGGATATGTTGTTAATATGACAGCTTCTGAAGATACTATTACTTATGAAGCTGTTGATCAAGTTTTTTATTTAAAAAATAAAGAATCCTATGTCTTTTCCGGAAAGACAGCAACTCAGATTTTTAAAGCTATTTGTGAAGACTGGAAATTTACTTACAAAATAGTTGATGATTGTTCATGGGAAGTTTCTCCACGAGTTCATGATGGAAAATCCTTGTATTCAATAATTAATTATGGCTATGATGAAGCTTTAGTGAATATACAAAATTGGTTTATTCTGAGAGATAATTATGGTACATTAGAACAAATCAGTTTATTATCAACAAAAACAAACTACTACATTTCAGACGATTTAAATATTACAGGTTACAATTTTAAGAAAAACATTGACAGGGATTCATATAATCGTGTAAAATTAGTACAAGACAATACGAAAGAAGGAGTTCGTAAAGTTTATGTGGCTCAGGATGATGAAAATCAGCGTAAATGGGGCATATTGCAATATTACGAAAAAGTAGATAAAACAGCAACAGAAAATCAAATCAAACAAAGAGGCGATGCTCTTTTAAAGGTTAAAAATAGGGAATTAAAATCTTTAAGAGTTGAATGTGTTGGTTTACCCTATTCTTTTAGAGCTGGAAATTGGTTAACCGTTAAATTAGACCCTTTAACTAAAGCTGGATTCGTTAATATGCAGGAATATATTGCAACAGATTGTTCGCATACTTGGAAAAATAATGAGCACATAGTTAAATTAAATTTAAGTCAATATAGTTTGGATGTAGGTGTTTAATATGGAAGATTCTGGAGTTGTTCGGATTCTAAGTATAACGCGAAAAATGGTAAAACAGAGAGCTCAAAGTTCCGATATGTCTGACTGTGTATACGGAACAGTGCTTTCTGTTTCTCCTTTAAGTGTACAATTAGATTCGAGAACGACATTAGGTGAAAATCAATTAGTTGTCGGAGCTTTATGTAAGGAAACAATAATTAAGATTCCTTTCCCGGAAAAAGGACAAGTAAAACATAAACATCAAGCTATTCATGATGGTATGCACAATACTACAGAAGAGCTTCCAGAGATACAATTATGGCGTGGCTTGAATCCCGGCGACAGAGTTATTTTAATCAGATTTAATAATGGACAGAAATTTTTAATTCAGCAAAGGGTGGAGGGAATACCATGATACCCACAAATCGCAATATTATTGTAAATCAAATAGGGCAAAATGAAGTTACAAGAACCTATAAGGTTGATAATTATAATAAACGAATTATAGGTACAACAGATGGACAGCCCGCTATTGAACAAGCAATAATGAAAAATTTTGATACTGAAAGATATGCTTATGTTATTTATTCTAAAAATTATGGAATTGAATTAGAAAAGTATATCGGTAAAGATTTTGACTATATTCAAGCAGATTTACAGAGAGCTTTGGAAGATTGTTTATTAGCAGATTCTCGAATTTACGCTATTAGTAATTTACAGTTTACGCAAGAAGGACTTGACTATATGTCAATTACTTTAGATTTACAGACTGAGTCAGGTGTATTGCCAATAACTTTGGAGGTGAAAAAATGAATGTTTTAAGCGAATATCTGCAAAAATATACTTATGATTATATTTTAACGGAAGCATTAAGCAAAGTTCCAGATAATGTTGATAAACGAGAAGGTTCGATTATTCGAGATGCTTTATCGCCATGTTGTTACGAAGCCGCAAAACACATATTATATTTAGCTGATATTATCGAACAAACATATATCGAAACTGCAAATGGATTATGGCTTGATGGGCGTGTGATAGAAGGGGGTGTAACTCGGGATCCTGCAACCTACGCTAAAAAATTAGGAGTATTTAAAACACAGCTGGATGAACCTTGTCAAATTTCTATTGGACAATCTTTTTCAACCGTTGGAGATACTATCTTAAATTATACCGCAGTGCAGGTATATACAAATGAAGATGGGGATGTAGTACCCGGAAGTTATATTATGCAATGCAATACTGTTGGCAGCGTGGGAAATAGTTATATAGGTAGAATCGTTCCTAATGATTATATTGAAAAGTTGGCAAGTGCTGAAATTACTACTTTACTTTATCCAGGAGAAGAAGAAGAATCAGATGATTCTCTAAGAGAAAGATTTTTAGCTAATTTAATGAAAACAGCCTTTGGCGGTAATATTGCACAGTATCGGCAATGGGCTAAAGAAATTCCGGGCATTGGTGGCGTTCAAGTTTATCCTGTATGGGCAGGCGGAGGAACTGTAAAGTTAAGTATTATTGATACAGATTACAATTCTTGTTCTTCAGAATTTTGTCAAACTATTTTAGAAAAATTCGATCCGGAAAATTCTGGCGGGGAAACTGGTTTAGGGTTAGGTATTGCTCCCATTGGGCATAAAGTAACAGTAAGCACTCCATTACCTAGAACAATTAATGTGTCTGGAAAAATCACTTTATTGCCCGGATATAAATTAGAAACTTTGATGCCTGATATTAAAGCTGCTTTAGAAAATTATCTTTTGTCTTTAAGAGAAGCTTGGGAAAATAGTGACGATGAAAATAATTATTCTGTAACTGTTTATTTAGGTAGAATTAATTTTGCTATTCTAAATGTTAAAGGTGTATCTAGTGCCTATGAATTAAAGTTAAATGAAACAGACACAGATATTAAATTAACGGAAACGAGCTCATTACAAGAAATTCCTGTATTAGGTACGGTGAGTCTAGATGAACAATAGGTATGGTTTATACAGAACTAGAATTGGTCGTTATTTTCCTCGTTATTATGAAGGTATTTTAGAAACAGATGAATTAATTAAAGTTGAAAATGATATTTGGAATAACTTATATTTGTTATTAAATAAAGCAAAAAATAATCAATTTATTGCATACGCAGATGAAGATGGTATTTATGCTTATGAACAATTATTCCAAATAGTTGCAGATCCGGAAACAGAAACATTGGAAGAAAGAAGATTTAGATTATTAAATAGGATACAAACATTATCCTATTATACAATGATTTATCTTCGTCAAAAATTAGACTCTTTATTTGGAAAAAATAATTATGAAATAGAAATGGATTATCCGAATTATACCTTATACATTAAAAGTAATGTTTCTAATTCTTTTATTTATAAGGAAAGTATTGCTACTATAAATAAAATAAAACCTGCAAACATTGTATTTATCAATGTTCCATTTATTCCAAATACGATTGAAGTTGGCGAAGAAATTTATCAACAAAAATGGTGGTGGAATTATATTTTAGGTGGTAAATGGAAAGTAGGTCAAAAACCTATTATAAGTGTTCAAGAATTAGCAAAATTAAAATCTGAGGAGGTGCAATCCTTGACTCCATTAATGCTTAATAAATTAAAAACGTTTACAGGGGAAGAAATACATGCAGTTCTTATAAATGATACTTATAAGATAACAAATTTCGTTCAAAAAATTATTACTGGTGGGTATTTAAGAATCCAATATAATATTGAAAATTGGGAAGAAATAAAATTAATTACTAATATTAAATTTTTAGATGGTGAAGATTTAATTCTTTCTAATGACCCTGTTTATATTCCCATTGCTTCAGATACTATGATTGAACATCGAATTAATATTCGGGAGGTTGGAACAAATGGCTAATAATATTGTTATGAAAATTACTGATTATATCGCTCATTTATGGCATGACACAGATAACGACATTGTAATGGCTGAAAATGTTAATGGTTGGGAAAATACATTGCAACAGCATGCAGAATTTTTAAAAAGATTTTCTTGGCAACCGAATACACCATATCCTAAAAATTCTGTGTTACTTTATCCTTTTGGATTGCATACTAAATTAGTATCTAAAAATGCTGGTACAAGTGGAAGTAATGAACCAACATGGTCGGAAGCAAGTGGACAAGAAGGTTCCAGAACGATAACAGATAATGATATTATTTGGGAAGAACAACCAATTCAAGTATCTGCAGATACTACACCAATAGGAACGATTAAACAGCAATTATGGAATAGCGCTCCTCCAGGATACTTAAAAATGACACAAAGTCATGTATTAAATAGATCAGAATATCCAGAATTGTGGGATTTTGTTCAAAAATATTATCCTTTAACTTCTGAAGTTGAATGGCAAAAAATGTTAACATTAAATAAAACTTCTGTTGGCTATTTTTCAACTGGTGATGACAGTACAACTTTTAGAACTCCATTTATATTAGATTTTGGTCGTGGTGGAGAAAATGCTGGTTCTTTCTTTAACGATCAGAATAAGCTCCATAACCATAATTTGGCCACTGGAAATAAGACTGGAACTACACAACTTCGAGGAACTTTCATTGCGGGAAATCAGGTTGGGGGCAGTTGGGGTCGAACAACTGGTGTATTTTCTGGAACTGGTATATGGGCTGGCGAATGCGCTCATCAAAGTGATACTCGTGAAGTTATACAATTTAATGGCGACCATGATCATGATATTAAAATTGAATCTACAGGCGTGAATACAGGTGGAAAAGAAGCTTATCCAAAGCATATAATTATGCCATATTATTTAAGAATATTAAATATTTAAAACTCTCAGGTAATAAGGCATTATAACGTGTTTTGGAAATCCTTCAGATTCTCCAGAATTTCCAATAGTAATATTATTTAATGTATTTGCTAAATTAAAGTTAACTTGCCACATGGCATCATCTCCACCATTTTTGCTGTTTGCCCATCGTCCTAAATAGGTAGATGAAAATACTCCGGAAGCTACTGGATCAAACTTCCAAGTACGGAAAGAACCTTGCGCTGGAGTAGTATTTATATTAGCCGTATGGTTATGGGGCTTATTCTGATCTTTAAAGAAAGGAATTAAAAATGATAAAATTTAGAATATTTAAACAAAGATTGAGTTATTATGGAGATTCTGAAGTTGTTGCAGATAGTAAGGGTTATTTAACATTTACACTTGAAACCTCTGAAGATTGGGCTAATTATGTAGGTAAGACAGTACAATTTACCAAGAATGGAAAAACTTACAATGTAACCAACATTTCAGATGGCGTAGAATATCCAGTACCGTGGGAAGTTTTAGTTGGTGCAGGAATAATGCAGGTAAATGCTTTTGCCGTATCTATGGATAACAAAAGAGCAACAACTAATGAAATCGATATAGAAATTATTGATAGTGGGTTTAATGAGGATAGTCTACTTCCTGAAGATCCTACTCCGGATATATTTGAACAATATGTTCAACAAGTTCAGGAAAATGCAGATAAAGCTGTTAAAGCGGCTGATGAAGCTAAAAAGGCACAAGAAGCCTCCCAAAATATTAAAAATCAGATTGATGTAATTTATCAAAATGTTAAAGATGTTAAATCAGATATAGAAGATTTACTTCATCAAGTTCAGGAATCAACAAATACAGCTTATCAATATGCAGAAGCGGCTAAAACTTCTGCAGAGGCGGCTAGTAAGTCAGAAACAGAAGCTGGACGTTATGCTGGTGAATCTAAAATATATTCACAAAATGCTAAACAATCTGAAACAAATGCTAAACAATCTGAAACAAATGCTAAATTGTCAGAGGAAAATTCGAAGTTAAATGCAGATAAAACACAAGCTAATACAGAAATAGTATTAAGCACCAAAGAAAGTATTGATACTATTTATGCCGATATTCAAACAAGACATGAAAATATTCAAGAAATTGAAAAAGATCTTACGAATAAAGCTGAAAATGTAAATATGCAATATTTGCAAATTCAGGAATGGTATAATGGATTTTTACAAGCCGCATCTTATTTGATTTTTACAGATGAAGTTAGCGAAGATTTATGGGCTTTAGAAGAAGATGATTATGTATTAACTTTAGAAACTTCAGGAAAAGCTATATTAAATATTCAAATATTAGAAAATGGTTTGTATACAAGAACTCCTTTTGTTGATATGGAATTTCCAAATGATTTAAGTGTTAAGCTTCGTTCTATTGTTCCCTTTGCTGGAAGGTTGTGCCTTTACGATTTAATGAAAGGTAGTGAAATTAATGTTTGAGCATATAACTAAAGTTTTGACTGGATTAAAATTGATAAAATTTATTAATTCTTTAATTGATTTAATAAATAGTCATTTATCTAATTATAATAATCCGCATAAAGTAACAGCCGAACAGTTAGGTTTATCCAATGCTTATAAATACAAAGGAAGTGTTCCAACTTATCAAGATTTACCTTCTACAGCAGAAAGTGGAGATGTATATAATGTTGTGAAAGGTGATAAAGAAATAGGTGTTGCAGATGGAGCAAATTTCGCTTGGAATGGTTCAGAATGGGATAATCTTGGCGGGCTATTAACCGGAACAGGTGCAATTAGAGTTGAATTTATGGTTATAAGCTGGCAAGAGGACACATCTACAGGTTTGTATAAACTACCATTAAATATTTTTGAACAAGTGGATAGTGTTGGTGTTTTAAGCGTAGAAGCCATTGAAAATGGTCAAAGGCATAGTGTGTTGTTAGATACGATTGGAAATGATTTAATTTCTATGAATGCTTTTGACGGCGCAATTTATTATACTACGTTCAGGGAGGTTTCCTAATGCAAAAAATTGATAAGCAGCAAAATGTTACAGTGCAGAATATTCTTCGTTGTTTAAATGAATTAAATGAGGAATTATCACAAGAGCCAGAAGTTCGTTATGTTGGGCATACGGTCGGAGATATTTATCCTATCAGTTATACAGAACTTGAAGAAGGTCAAATCATATTAAGTGGTCAATTGGTTAGTCGTCAAGTATATCAAGTTCTTTGGAATTGGGTAGAAAAGCATCCTAGCTTACTAAAAACAGAGCAAGAATGGAATGAATATTTTAATAATACGAATGGACTATGTTGCCCTTATTTCAGCTATGGGACAAATGATACTAATTTTAGACTTCCAAATTATTCTGGAGTATTTATTAGAGCCGATTCTGATATAACTAAAATTAATCAATTTAGTGAAGATACACAAAGAAATATTCTTGGACAATTTGCAACTTTTCGAACAAGTTGGGAGGGTGGTACTGGAGAATTACTTTTTAATGCAAATGGGGCTTTTAAAAAAATAGAATCTGGTAATAATATGGACAGTATTCATCAGGATTCCTCAGACAGACAACGGCAAATTGTAGATTTTGATGCCTCTCGTTCAGTAGGAGCAGAACACACTGGCGAAGAAGTAAAACCTAAATCTATTAATCAA